TGATTAAGCTGGCTGATGTTAAAGCCGCACTTCAAAAAGCATTGGCACAGCCAGCGCAGGAGCGCAACTTCTGCTCACGCTGCGGCAAGCGCACTGCTGACCTGACAGTCATTCACACTTGCACACCACCACAGGGTAGCGCATGATCTGCCCACAACCGCAGTGCAAAGCCTGGACTCGCGTGTTGGAGACCAGGCACAAATACGACAACCAAGTCTACCGGCGCTATGAGTGCGCTAACGGCCATCGGTTCTCAACGATGGAGAAAGTGAAAGTAGAACGTGCAGCCAACCCGCCTAAAGCAGATTGAGCAGGCGCTCAGGAAACGCCCCATGACGCGCAAAGAGTTGGCTGCCACGGTGTTCCTGTCCGAACGTGCCACCGAGTACAACATGAAGAAGATGCATGAGCGCGGCCAGGTCTACGTCGCAGGCTGGTCCCGCACTAGCGGAAGGATTGCCAGGGTCTACGCCTGGGGGATAGGCACTGACGCTCCACGTCTTGCTGCCTACTCGGGGTATGAGCGCGTGCAGAGGGTGCGTGAGCGTGAGTCCCAGGAGGACAAGGACTTCCGCTTGGCGCGTGAGCGTGGCAAGCGCAGGAAGATCAAGGTTGATCCGCTGATGGCGGCTTTTTATGGAGTGAAGTGATGAAAATAGTTTTAGATGTTCAGTTGATACCTGGCTACGGGATCAACATCGATGTGCAGCCGGAAGATGCCATAGTTGGAATGTCAGGTGCAGATCAGGAGGCCATCGCACTGGAGGCTATTCGCGCTCTTGAGCATTACATCATCATGGTCACTGCTCCCCAAGAAGTTTCTTGAGTCGCTTGATTTCTTTCTCATCCATAAACATGGAGATGTTTTCTCCAGCAGTGGACAACTTACCCCTAGTTAACTGATTAGGGTCTTGATAAACACCCGTTAAGTTAGGTATTTCACCTTCACGCTGGTAGGCGCTAAGTAACTCCTCTTCAGAGGCTTTAGACATTCTGCTGCCAGGCTTATTCATTTGCGTTGGAAGTATCTTGTTGTACAAGGGCTGCATGAATTCACTGATGGGTGCGCCTCTCGTATTACCAACAAACAATCCTGGCATATCGTATCCATATGCTCCATGTGTACCAGGTCGAATGCCAAGGTTAGGCAGCGCCTCATAGATTGAATCACCCATTAAGAATGGCGACCTGTTCATCACGTTTGGGTCAAACATTGCATTCTGCAAATCTGGATAGTTAAACCCAAGTCCTTTTTCTGCACCGACATTTCTCATCTTGTCTACAAAAACTTTTCTTAGGTCTCCTGGACTTCCAGCCAATAGACCTTCACCAGTAAGTAGCTGATTTCTAGCTGCCCGATCATTAAGACCGACAAAGTCTTTATATTTTCCTTTGACACCTTTAACTGTAGCACCCCTCATCTGGTCTGAGATCATGTCCAAAATTGCTGGGCTGGGGTTTGTTGTGTCAATCAATGACAGTAGACCTAAAGTCGGCCCTGTAGAAAAATTCTCACCACCTGGTGGCATTGTGTGGGGAGCCATAAAGATGCGGCCAGTTCCACCCCTGAGTTTATTTTCTTCTATAGCCTGCAATGCACGATTATTTTGTGCGGTTGCCGCGCCACGATTAGATGCATAGCCAATTGATCTGGCTATGTTATTTTCATCCATCATGTACATCAGGCCACCTGGCGTTACAAAAGCGTTGTTGCCAAGTGGGATATCACTGACACTGGTGACAAGCGTATTGCGACTCAACATATCTGTCGGGTAAGTCATGATGCTGCCGCCCAGCATCTCATCCCAATTTACTGGCCGTCTACTTACGATTCCTGGTAGTTGCTGAGTCTCGTATCGTGTACCAACTGACAGGTCTGGCTTTGATGCAGTTGTTGGCCGATACGCATAGCTTTGAGTGCCCTGACCCATTGCGCCAACCATCTCACTAAGCAGGCCGCCACGTTCCATAACTTGTGGAACAACGCGCTCCGCTAGGCGCTCACCAGCACGCCCTGCGGCCATCACTGGCCGCTTTAACGCTCCGACGCCTGGTATCACATCAAGCGCCAAACCCACAGGAAATGCAAGTTGTGCAGTCTCAAATGCGGCTTTCCTATTGGGGTCAAATACGCCGTATGCATTCGCCGTTTCGTATGGATCGCTTTGCAGCAAGCCAGCACCAGCACCATATATTCTCGGGTACTCATCTCGTAAGTAATCTACCAACCCGCGAGTGTTTTGTGCTGGAGTGGGGTCTGCCCTACGTGCGAGGTAGCTGTAGTCTGGAGCCATAAAATCGTCCAGCAAGCCACCGCGCTTGCGCAGACCGCCTGGATATGCTGTTGCCATTATCTTAGTATCCCAAAAGTCCTGCCGCAGCAGGGTACATATCGCCACCGAAAGCGCCATTTGGTTGGTTCAATTGCGTGTTCACCAGCCCGATACTTTGCAGATATTGCATCATAGGATCAACCGGAGCGCCCATGTAGTTAAACATTGGGTCCATAGTGTTCCCGTACAGTCTCTGCATTGTCGGAGACAGATAGGCTTTTGTTGCCAGTGCTGGCGTACCCAAAGCCAGCGCAGTGCCAAGGATAGGCTCTCCTGTCAGTGCAGTGCCACCGGCCATAGCAGCGCCTACCTTAGCAGGCATTGAGGTCAGCAGGCCCATCATTCCTGTTCGCTCTGCTGTTCCAGATGTAGGAACCTTAGACTTTAACGCTGACTGAGCCACTTGCGCCAAGTTTGTCAGCGTTGTTGCGCTCTCAGGTCCAAGGATCTGCGGGAGTGTAGTTGGAGATGCTTTGACATCTTTGATTAGGTTTCTACCAAATTTCGTAATATCCATCTCGCCAGTTGGGAACATGGAATTAAGTTGAATGTCAGCCAATACTGCTTGCGCCAGTGACTGCTTTTCTGCGTCAGTCATTAGCGGTAAGACTTTATTCGCCAGGCTGTCCTGATTCGCAAGGATGTAGTTCACGGCCGTCTTATCGCCAGCAGCTTTCACCCTGTCGTTCAAGTCTTTGGCAGAGCCATAAGAACTGCGCAAGTCTTTCAGCTTGGTAACCTGGTCATCCATTCCAGCGATCTTGAATGTCTGATCTCTTGCGTCATCGAGTGCATCACGCAATGACCTAAAGGCAGTACCTACCTTTGTACCTTTGTTCGTAAACGCCAAGTCGCTGAACAGTTGGCGCTGATCCTGGTAGTCTCCTCCAGGAAGTGATCCTCTTTGCTGGTAACCCAAATACTCATACTCAGGAATTCCACTGTCTACCAGTTGCTTCCTAAAATTGGCCTGCGTTGCCTTGTAATTTGGGCTTGTTGGCTTTACGCCAGCCGACTGCATGGCGCTCTCAACCATTGACTTCAGTTCTTCATTAGGCTTGCCAAAATAGAACTGCTCGAAACTCTCAAACAGCGGGTCTTTCCGCATAGCAGGAGGTATCGATGCTAGAAGTTGTCGTGCCTTGAGAATGGACTGCTCAAAATTTGGTACTTGCTTTAGGTCGATATCAGTCTGCGAGGCGACCTGGCGTATCTGGCTCCCAATGGTGTCAACATTTCGCGCAGCAGCCGACTTCACCGCACTGGCTCCAGAAGAGAAAGCAGCATCAGGTTGTGATGGCATCCCACCAAACAGGTCAGCGACCTTGCTGATTATTCCCTGTGCGTAGTCCGACTGCTTACCATAGCGTTTAGTGAACTGCCCAGAAGAAAATGGAATAGTTCCAGCAGTAGCCTCAAATATTTGCGCTGTCTTGCTTGTGCCAGCCTGGCCTGGAGTCAGGGCAGTTTCACCAGTAAATCCCAGTTCCTTTGCCTTAGCTGCTATCTCAGCAGCACGCACCTCTGCATTGGTTTGTGGAGTTCTTGCTCTTTGCCGCATTCCTGCTGCACCAACGCCCATTGATGCCGCCATCGATGCGAGGGTTGACGCCACTGGACCATAACCTTGGGCAAGTTCTGCAGCAGTCTGACCAGCAGCACCGGCAGGCACTGAAGTCACCATCTGCGCAACTGGGCGCTCTGCCATCTGAGTGCTGATTGCACGCGCCATAGGAGTCGTGGCAGTCCTTGCCAATGTCTGTAATCCAGACATTTGAGATGCTGTACTACCAAGTGCGCCAATGCCAGTTTGCAATGCACGCTGACCTGTGGTCTCTGCTTGTGGAACTCCCAACTGCGTCAGCAAATCCTGCGTGGCTTGTGATGGCATTGTCATGCGCCCGTATCTGCCACCAGTGATTTTTTCAGTGCCAGCAGTGGCCGTGTTTATAAGTGCCGTCAGTGCGTCAGCGGCTGGCAGTGCCAACCCACCCGCCACCATGCCTACAGGGCCGAATGGAGCGCCCATTGCAGCACCGAGTAGTGGTGGAGCCAGACCGCGTACCGCTGCCCCTGTATAGCTTCCTTGCGGTGCTACTGTCTGTTGCGGTGCAGCTTGCGGTCTTACCCTAGTAAGCACTTGCGCTGCTGCACCATCACCATACACCTGGTCGAACTGAGGCGCAAGGTTAGGATTCTGAGAGAGAAGATAGATATCTTTTGTCGTTGGTCTCTTATCAGCCATTATTGTCTCCCGAATGGGTTAGCAGGGGGTTGATACTGGAATCCTTGAAGACTCTTTTTGTTTGCATAGAAGTAGTTCTCTTGCTGCTGTGCATAGTCTTTTTGTTTAGCAGCTAATTCTTTGATATCTGACAGCGCTTGCACTTTAGACTGTTGTGATACTTTTGGATTAGCTAAGTCACCAACCGCCTTATCGTATCGTTTTGCGTCAGCGTCTGATGTTGGACCGCTAAATTTAGGAGTCTTCAGAGCCAACTGCTGCGATAGTTGAGTTAGCCTATCGTTTGCCTCTTTAGCATCTGTAGAAATACCTACTGCTCCAATCACTCCTTTAATACCTGACTCAACTACTCCACCGTATGCTTTAGGAATTAGTGGCAATGCTAATTCAGCAATTCGTGCGCTATCTTCAGCAGCTGTAGCTGCCGCAGAAATCTTCTGAACTGCATCGAAATCTTTCTTCTGCGCATAAGAGAATTGCTCTGGCTTATTAGCTTCCTGCTCTCTACGCAAGTCCAAGGTTTGCTGTGCAATTTGAGCAGCCAATCGCTCACCTTCAGCAGATTGGTCGAGACCCTGCTGCCGTAGTGCAGCCATTTGTGCCCTATTTGCTTCTAGTCCAGCTTGGGTTTGCGCGAACTGTGCAGCTTGTTGTGTTCTATTTGCTTCTCTATCAGCGGCAGCCTGTGCAGCCTGTGCAGCAAGTTGATCTCTTTGTGCCTGTATCCCAGCAGCAGTTTGTGTGAACTGAGCAGAGGACTGCAGTCTTTCGCCCAATTGCCGCACTCTTTCATCAGCCTTTTCTGGGTCCATCTGTCCAGATGAATAACTTCTCTCGTATTGTTGCGCTATCTTCTTAATGCTATCTGGGACTGTTGGATCAGAAGTAAACACACTAAATGGATTCTCTTGGGCTGCACCAGTACCAGTAAATCCAGCCCTACGCAACTCAGGAACCAACTTAGCGATCTGCGAAAGACTTTCCAGCGGGTTCTTAGACAACATCGCCAGGACTTGCAGCTTATTGGGGTCAATAGTCAACTGCCGTGATGCAGGAGTAACCTCTGCACCAGGCATGATGTTGCCCTCGTCATCTCTCACCACTCGCGCAGGGATGCCGTTGATGGTCATCTGCTCTGGAGTCAATGTGCTCTTAAATGCTTGCGGCAACAGTTCGCGCATTTGTCTTGCTCTTAGAGTCTCCTCATCTTGAAGTTCTTTCACTCGCTTGAACTCGTCCATCCTACGCTTCATCTCCAGACTCTGGAACATATTCTGCTGCGCAGCCTGATAACCCTGCTGGCCTGCACCATACGCCTGCCCGATAGCCTGGCCGAGTCCGATAGGTGTCCGGCTCGGGCCTGATGCCGCAAGCAGTTGCATGGCCGCTGCCATTACGCCCTGGTTCTGCATCTGCGCCTTCTGCTCCGGAGTCATGTACTCGTCCAGCGCGGACGCACCGCCAAACATATCACCCAGCAGTCCTAGCGTGCGGCGTGGTGCGGCTCCTTGTGGTGCTGGTTCAGCTTGTGCTGTGACATCTTCTGGTGCAGCCATAGCACGATAGTTAAGATTGTCCTGCGGCATCCTGTCTTCAACGATAACAGGCATCCTTGATTGTCCGATTTGCGGATTAAACCGCAATCGCGGCATATCACCCATCAATCCCGCGCTAGGAGTGAAGTCTCCCATTTGGGTAGGAGCGAAAACTCCCATATTGTTGAGATATAAACTCTCAGGACCTCTTCCACGCGACATAAATCTAGTCGTTGGCCGATAGTTCTGATTGAACCTTGTGGCTCCAACCCCACTACCAAGATAGTATTGGCTTAATGGATCAAATGCGTATTGCGGACCATAATAGAAATCTGACAGTGTTGCCATCTTGTTCCCCTTATCCAAAGTATCCAAGCAGACCGCCGATGGCAGCGCCAGTTGGCCCACCCATCTGGTAACCGGCATATGCACCGCCTAAACCACCCGCTGTTCGGTTTTGGAAGTAGGGTTGCGTCTGGGTCATTCCGAGATTTGGTAGCTGGGTGCTGAGTCCACCAGTGGCAATCTGTAGCTTTTCCAGGCCGATGTTGCGCAGTGCATCCAACTGCGCCTGCTCCAACTGCTGACGCGCACCGCCCAGGCCCATCACTGCCTGGCCGCCTGAGATGTTCGCACCCTTCGCGTACTGAGCCAGCCCAGCCGCCTGGCCGTAACCAGCAGCACGTAACTGAGCAGCTGTATCAGCCGCCTGCTTGATAGCAGCGGCGTTTGTGAGTGACTCCTGCACGCCCTGGCGTGATCCACCAAAGGCGCGTGCAGCGGTAGCCGCCTGCCGGTCCTTGAGACGCTGGGTCTCCAATGAGCCACCGACATCAGCCAATGCACGCTGAACCACCTCGTTTTCGTAGGGGTTCATAAACTGCTGGATAGACTCTTTCGTGAATGGTGTCAGAGCCTCATTCGTGACTTGCTGCTCACCAGCCGTGTATAACGGGTTAAACCCTGCATACTGCCGAACAGGTAATGCACCCGCTACGCTCTGAGCCTGCCCGACATTGCGGAGATAGGCCGCCTTCAGATCAGGGTCAATTGCTGTGGTTGCTGTAGTGCTGCCGCCGCCTTTAGACATATCGTTTCTCCTTACATTTCTAGCAAGCCGCGTAGCTTGCCCTTTGAAATCTTGCCCGAGTTAATGGCATTCATCAACTCGATACCGTACTTCTTGACCGCCTTGTCGTTGATGACGTACTCGCCATCCTTGAGAGCGCCATACCCGTCATCTGGACCCTCTGGGTCAGGTCCTCCCAAGTGCTGCATGGAGACGTAGCCGCCTTTAGCTAAATGCGCTCCACCGCCACCGCGTCCTGGGTCTCCAGGGTTGGAATTACTAGCCCCACCACCACCATCTCTTCCCATACCGCCGCCACCGCCACTTCTTGTAGATTCTCTTGATGCATCAAACGCCGCTATTCGTGCATCCTGTGCAGCGGCATCTACTCTAGCTTGTGCCTGGGCTGCTGCATCAAAATCACCAGTAGGTGCTGCATATTTTTTTCCTTCATTGCTGTAATTGGGATTTACTTGGCTTGCCAAGTAATTGCCATACATGGAGGCCAATCCCCCAAACAGTGGAGAGATATACCTTAAATTTCTTCCAAGAGTAGACACGTTGTACGCCTGCTCGCTGGTGGGTTCAGTAAATGTTCCACCTTCATCTGGTGGCGTACCGCGACCACCACCACCGCCCATAGCTGGCTGCGCCATGATTTCCTCGTAGCGAGTGACAGGTGCAGCGGATGGCGTGTACGCTGTAGCGTCATACCCGCCGGTATAGCTAGACGGGTAACCAAAGAACGAATATGGCTGCGACTGCGCGTACTGCGCCATCAATTCAGCGTAACGGTTTCTTGTAGCCATCTACAACTCCTTGCTCAGAATATGCCACTTCGGGACATATCCCTCATCTGCTAAAAACGTCCTTGCCCAACCCTTACGGCCAGCCAAGGTAACTCGCGTGCAACCAATCTGCTTACCCCAAGCCTCGATGTGTGGTCGCATCCGCTTGAGTTCATCTAGGTCGCCGCCAGCAAGAAAATAATGCAGATTCTTGAGTCGCGGATAGACAATGATCTCTGTGATGACTGCGCTGTTTGTCCCAGCCCATAGCTGGAATCTGTTCTCCTCTACACCCTGCGCAACATCTTGAAGAGTGTGGGTTCCTGCTGAGTATTCTAAGGCGGCTTCAACGTGTTGTGCCAACCGCCAGAAATCCTCCATTACCGTTTCCCTGCCGACGTAGCCTCCAGCCGCATCACGCCGACCCGCCAATCTTCCAGAACGTTGCCGGTGACCTTCATCTTGACTGACCGGCCTGAGAACCTGGTGTCGGTTGGGGCTTTCGCGCTAAACGGGCCGTAACTTGTCTCTGCCGATGTCGGGTACATCCTGGCCGTGAATGAGATCAGGACCTCGCCCAGCGTCTGCTCGTCAGGAATCACTGACCTTACAGCCATCACGTTGTCGCCGTTCCCGAGTTCAATCGGACCGGACTGCGCGTAGGGAGCCACAGAGTCGTAGGTGTAGCCGATTTCGTGATCGTAGATGTAACCGTCTGTGCTGACAAAAATCGGGTTGGAAAACACCGCCCTGTCAGTTCCCGCTGTTCGCGCCATCAATCCTATGGACCAATGGCCTTCACGATAGTTATAGGTGACATATGAGTCATTTTCATTTGAGGAAAGCGACGGGTAGAACCATGTCACCTCACCAAATGCAGAGTTATGTACGGCGTAGACCTTGGACGCTTGAGATAGGTTGATATTGTTGAATACGTAGTCACCTACGTCACACGTCATCGGCTTCACATATCCATCGTAAGACCAGAATCCACCCGACTTGCTCATCCACATCGCGGAGGTGTCGATTGCTGCCACCGCCTGCGCGGAGATGACACCGCACCCGCTACCTATCTTCTCAAAGCTGTAGACGTATGGCAGGCCGATGTAGCTTGCGACGTGCGCGTCCACGTCTGTAAACAGAATGTTGACGCCACGCACGCGCTTACCGCACTTTAACTCTCCGACCGTTGCTATCTCAAAGTCACCAGCCTGGTTGGTGGCTGCCGCAGTCCATGTCGTATTGTTCTCCTGGTCCGACCACTTCACCAGGCGCGGGTTGCCCGACGCGCCTAGAGCAAACAAGATCCGCTCGCTGGTGGTCATCAGCGCCGCGCAGCTTGTCGGTGCATTGGTGATGACGGCTGCAATTGTTGGCGTAGCAAAACCCAATTGCCACTCGTACAGCTTGCCATCCGCATTGCTGCATCCAACCAGGTATTCTCCCCAGGTGTCGAGGCTCCAGGTAGTTGCCGGTGTAACTGCTCCGGTATCTGGGCGCTGAGTTCCATAGGCGTAGTACCCATAGGCAGCATTCCCGTATCCCGTCTTAATGACTGAACTGGCCTCGCCAGTGGTGAACCCTGTAGGCGTGATGTCCTTCAAGACTCCGGCGGCAGACATAACGTACAACTTTGAATGAGTACCGGCCACGATCCAACGATCTCCACCGTTAGCACGCCAAGTTATAAGACCTCGGCACATACCCGTCATCTGCGACGCGGAGTGCTTCTGCCACCCGCCAATGGGGCGCAGGGTATTTTCAAACCAGCGAACCAGGTTGGAGTCGTACCAGCGGCCCATTGCCTGGTACTCAGTGCCGTTACGGTAAACGCCTGGGGGAATCTTTAGAGGTATGAGTGCCATGATTACACCGATAAGTTGGAGACAAACGACAGTGTAACTATGGCTGACGGTACTGATGGCCTGGTCGGAGAAGTGCCTGCCGCATATTGCTCAATGCTCACTCCGACATCAGTAGGCCGCCACATGATCTCCACATAGTCGTTTGCGTTCATACTGACAAAGAAATTTATCGCGGCAATTATGTGGAATGGATCACCAACGCCTTTTCTTGGTGCAAACCCAAACCTTGAGTTTGACTTGTCTATGTTGGTTCCATTCTTTCTAAACCACACATCAACATCGTGGGATGCGTTTGTCGTGTTTGTAAACTGGATGCTAAACTGCACGTTGTAGATGCCAGACTGCGATACGTTCAGCCTAGATGAGTTTGAGAGCGTGACGCCGTTGCTGAAGTCGGTTGTGTCAAACGTGATGGCGTAGGCCGTAGTAGTGTTCGCCGCTACCTGGTCTGTGGAGTCCTGGAACGCGCCATAGGGAGCGTTTAGGTACTTACTCCCACGCGGTCCGAATAACGCTCCCAGAGCGTTTGTGATGCGGGTGGCGTAGTTCCCGATGTTGCTGAATGTCTGGCTGAAGTACAGGCGGTCATACACCTCGCCAGGGTTGCCGAGATTCGGCTGCGCTGGCGTTGTGATCTGGCCGCTGTAGTCGCTCATACGTTACGTTCAAAGTGTGGGCAATCCACCAGGCTCTTAAAGTTCCCGCCCCAGCGATTTACCGGGCACAAACTCTGCCAGTATGCGCCAATTGGTGCTAAGGTAGCTTTGTCCCAGATGATTTTCCCATCCTTGAAAAAGTTCAAGTCCATCGCGCAACGCTTTAAGTGGATGGAGTTCATGGTCTTGCTGCGACCCGTCTTCACATAGATGGCTTGCTGTTCGGGGGTGCGGGCAAGTTCCCCGCCGGTGACCATAAATCCTTGGTCAGTTGCGTATTGAATCAGCTTGCACATATCCAGTAGGAAAGCTGCTTGTTCTTGACTTAGGCTCATTTTGAACTCCTCATTTCAGCCAGCTTCTCGATGGTTCGGCCTGCAAAATATGCCCCCATAATTAACTGTCCCCAATTCCCCAGCAAAGTTACGTAGCTTTCATTGGCGTTGTAACCAAAAGCCGACATCATGGCAAACAGGAAAAATCCCAAGAAGATGGCAATCAGGCTCATGGGCCGGATGTTCTTGGACAACCAAGAGTCGGAAGACATGTCTGCCTGCCAACGGTCAGTGATGTTGTCGGCATCAGCCTGTGCGGCCTTCGCCAGCAGTTCCAGTTCAGCCATCTCCAGCTTGGCCTTCTCGATGCCGAGTTCAATCAGGCGCTCTTCATGCTGGAACTGCAACTCGCGCAGCTTGGCAACGTCCTCCGGTGTTGGGTTGTCAGGTATTTTGATGCCCAAGGTGTTCTCTACAACTTCCTTGCCTTTTGCCTGAATAGCAGAGGACAGCAGCCCCAGACCATTTTCAGCCAGTGTGCCTAGCAATGC